GGGTTTCGTCAACAAGTTTACTAGTAAACCATTATTTACTTCAATACTAAAACCAATTGTTGAAAAGTTTGATTTCGAAAAAGGGTCAATTGATGACGCTTTTTAGTATATTTGACTAATGACAATTGATTTTAATGAAATTGAAATATCAATACCAAAACCTCCGTCTCTTAATCAGCTCTACGCTGGCAAGTTTTGGACGTACCGCCACGGGCAAAAAGAAAAATATTTTACTGGTATTTCCAGAGCGCTTGAAGGATTTGATCGGTGGACTATGGACCGCTTCGCTGTCCACCTACGCTATAATTCTAGGTATGATCTTGACAACAGCATTGTTGCTGTTAAGTTTCTTGCAGATTATCTACGGTATAATGGATACGTTCACGATGATACTCCTAAATACTTCGTGGAGCTTAGAATCGAATATGATGCGACTCTCAAAAAAGATCAATACCTCGCTAAAATAATCTGTTACAATTATAGTTTAATTCAAGATGACACTAGAACAACTCAGCCGGATTTACTTCCTAGCGACAGCACGGATCTCGGAAGGAAGCGCAGAACTATACGAAGCAGTACACGACGAAAAGGGCAACCCAGTTCTGGACGAAAAACAACTAAGCGAAATAACAAATAAGTACTCACGTTCATTCCGTATTGAACTTGACTTGATGCGTGCAGCATTAAATGAGTACAAGGAACAACACGGATGATTACGCTAGTACATATCGATGGGCTTAATGGTATCAATTACCACAGGCTCATCGTCCCACTTCGCAGGCTTCAGGCCCAAGGAGTTAACCTTCACTGGATCGAAAACCTTGAGGAGCTGAAGAACATAAACCTTGATGCGGTTACAAACCTTATCATCTCACGAAAGGCTTCTGTTACAAACCACCAGAAGTTTAGCCAGATGCTTAAGGCTAACGGCATCAAACTTATCCTAGATAACGACGACTACTGGAACTTGAACCCGGAGAACCCAGCCAAAGCTTTGTATGAGGTTTACTACGGGCCAGACATCAAGAAGACTATTCGTATTGCTGACGTTATCTGGACACCATCAAAGTATCTAGCTAAGCAGATGGCCGCAGTAAATCCGCGAGCCATTATAGAATTCGTAAACAATGCTATCGATGAAACAGAAGATCAGTGGAGAAACCATCGTAAATATTCTTCTAGTGCTATCCGCTTTGGGTACGTGGGCGCTCTTGGCCATATCAATGATATAAAAGAGATTGGCTACGACTTCTCAAACGTATACACTTACGGAGTGGAAGGAATGGAGTACGAAGAGATTCTTAAGTTCGATAAGATGTCTCCTCCCCGGGACATCTGGAACTACGGAAAGATGTACAAGAACTTTGACGTTAGCCTGGTCCCACTTGTCGGGAACAGATTCAATTGGTGCAAGAGTGACCTGAAGATTACCGAAGCAGCCTGGACTAAAACAGCTGTCATTGCTTCGAACACAAAACCATATAGCAAGGTAATTCGCCACGGAGAGACAGGTATGCTATGCCGTACCAAAGAAGAATGGGCTGAGGCTATTGAGTCTATGGACAAGAAGCTAGCTAAGAAGATGGCAAGCAACTTGTTTGATGACCTTAGGGATCACGAGGACTACAACCTCGACAAGATCAACCTCAAGCGCCTAAAACACATAGGATGATACTTAGGGAACGAGAGCTGTTTAACCTAGTTAAACTCTACATAGCTCCAGACCTTGAGGTTAGTGAGCACAGAACTTCCGAGTACGATTGCTACTCTATACTATACAATGCCGACATTGAACTAAAGTGCCGTCGCTCTCATTACGACGACCTTGTAATCGAGAAAGCAAAGTATGAGGCGTTGATTAAAAGATCGGCGATGTTTAATACAAAGCCGATCTACATCAACTCAACACCAAAAGGAGTGTGGTCTTTCCGTTTAGACGAGATAGACGAGCCACTTTGGAGCGACAGAAAAATGCCAACGACTACACACTTTCGTAATAAAAATGTGATTGTCAAGGTAGTAGGATACTACAATATTTCCTTAGGAAAGGACATTACCGCCTTGCTTGGTTTGTAGTCAATAAGTATCTTAGCGTTCCACTTCGGGTCACATCTGTGGCCCTTTTTCGTCTAATATAAAATCAACCAATATGGGACTGTTCGATGAACGCGTAGCCTATAAGCCATTCGAGTACCCACAGTACTATACCGACGGATGGCTTCCTCAAGCCCAAGCCTTCTGGCTTCACACCGAGATTTCAATGCAAGGAGATGTTAAAGATTTTAAAGAGAACCTTACTCCTGCCGAACGTAACCTAGTTGGGAATATCCTGCTTGGCTTTGCCCAGACAGAGACAGCTGTTGGAGACTACTGGACCACTATGGTTACCAAGTGGTTTCCTAAGCACGAAATCAAGCAGATGGCTATGATGTTCGGCTCGCAAGAGACAATCCACGCCGCAGCTTACAGCTACCTCAACGAGACGCTTGGCCTTGAGGACTTCGAGGCTTTTCTTCACGAGCCTGCTACAGCTGCTCGTTTTGAAAACCTCGTCAACACAAAGGCAGGATACGACCACAACATCCTGAAGATCAGCCCAAAGGCTCGACAAGATGTCGCCCGCTCTATTGCTGTGTTCTCTGCGTTTGCCGAGGGGGTAGCGCTCTACTCTTCCTTTGCTGTTCTATACTCCTTCCAGATGCGTAACCTTCTAAAGGGAATCGGCCAACAGATGAAGTGGAGCGTGCGCGACGAGAGCCTCCACAGCAAGATGGGTTGCGTTCTGTTTAACCACCTATGCGAGGAGAACGCTGGAGTTCGCACTGCCGTACGTACGAAAGTAGAGGAGGCCGCACGTATAGCTGTTGAGATGGAGATGAACTTCATCGACAAGATGTTTGAGATGGGTGACCTTGAGAACCTGAAGGCAGATGACCTTAAGGAATTCATCAAAAAAAGAGCTAACGAAAAGTTGCAGGAGTTAGGATATGAAGGTATCTTTGACTACGACAAAGGAAAGGCAGCTGAGCTTGACTGGTTCTATCACTTAACCGGTGGACATACTCACACTGACTTCTTCTCTGTCCGGCCTACTGACTACAGTAAGGCAAACGAAGGAGAAGACTTTGAAGATATCTGGTAAAACTAATTCTATGAAAGATTTTATTATTGCTTCTATCGTATTTCAGGAAGTAAAGAAAGAGTACGGGATTACAGCAGCTCAAATGAACAGCTCTACTCGTGTGGCTAAGGTTCGTGAGGCTCGCCAAGTATTTACGCAACTGATGCGCGAACACTCTTCTATGACACTAGAGCAGATTGGTATGCTAGTAAATAGAGACCACGCAACAGTATCTACTACGACCAAAGTTGTACGTAGTGAACTAGACACAAATGCAGGATACAGAAAGCGTTATATGCGTTTAAAAAACAACATTGAAAATCAAATAGAAGATGGCAAAGAACTATGCTGAGTCTCTAGGCTGGGAGCTTGGTGTTGACTTCCCAGAGTGGGGCAACACAGAGGAGTATGTGAAAACAATTTCTAAGGGATACCTCTTGCCGGGAGAGAAGCCGGTGGACGCGTACTGGCGAGTCGCTAATGCCGCAGCTCGGCGCCTTTATAAGCCCGAGCTTGCGCCTAAGTTCTTTGAGTACATCTGGAACAACTGGCTTGGACTAGCTACTCCGGTGCTAGCAAATATGGGTACAGACCGTGGACTTCCTATTAGCTGTTATGGTATTGATGTGGCTGACAGCGTATACGACATCGGCTCAAAGAACCTCGAGCTTATGATGCTGGCTAAACACGGAGGCGGCGTAGGCATTGGTATCAATATGCTTCGCCCTGCTGGATCTCCAATCTCCAACAGCAATGGCACTACCGATGGCGTAGTTCCTTTCTGTAAGATCTACGACTCAACAATCCTCGCTACATCACAGGGCAACGTGCGCCGTGGTGCTGCATCAGTGAACCTGAACATTGAACACGACGACTTCTGGGAGTGGATTGAGATCCG